GGTCGTCGCCGAGCGTGAAAGCGATCACGTCTTCGGCGTTTGCGAGCCCGGCGAGGGCCTCGACGGCCTCTTTCTTTTTCATGTCCTTGGAAAGCGCGTTCATAATGTCCTCCTTGTAGCAAATTTCCCGTGCATGTTCTGGCAGATCATGCCAATATTTTCATGCCGTCTTCGTGCCCGCGGCCGCGGCGAAGCAGAGGGCGCAGGCATCCGGGGCCGGGACAAAGACGATCTTCCATTCATCACCCACCTGTTCGATGCTGTTGGAGCAGCGGCAGCGGGGATGGGTGTCCTGGCCGGCGATGACGGCGCCCTTCACGTCCACGCCGCGCTCTTTCCATTCATCCACCTTGGCCTTCTCCGCGGCCATGCTCATCTCGGTCCGGGCCAGGCGCTCCCAGTCGGAGTTCTGGTCGTCGAAGATCCGGCCGAGCTGCGCGGCCACGTCGCGGGGGTTGGCGCCCTGAGTCATGAGATATTCCATTTGGTCCATGATCTCGTTCTTGACCGCGGCCGTGGCGCTGTCTTTCACGAGCTGGAACCCGCTGTTCACGAGCTCCGCGAAGATTTCCTGATTTTTTATGACGTCGAGCAGGGGCCGGGCCTTGCCCATGAGGTTCGCGGCCTGGATGAGGCCCAGGCTGTAGCTCTGACCGTAGTACCAGCGCACGGAGCTGTCCGGGTCCTCCGGGTCGTACCAGCCGAGAAAGTCCTTGAGCGACTTGAAGATCGCGGCCCGCTGGACGTCGTCGAAGGAGAATGCCTTGCCGAGGACTGATTTATCTTCTCCCGACGCCTCTTCCGGAATTTTCAGGCCGAGGATGTCGAAAACCCGCTGCTTTATCTCCGCCCAGTCGTCCTTGAGCGAGGATTCATACTGTGCCTCGATCTTGTCGAGCTCGGGCCATGGGGTGGGTCTCGAAAGCTCTTTCGAGTTCTCAGGTGCGTGACCGCATCCGCACGCTTGCTTTTCTTCGCGCCTTCGCGCCTTCGTGGCGGATTGTGTCTTGACCTCGAACTTCATCCCGTTCACTTCAAAGCTCGCCGCGCCCACGGGGACTTCCGTTTCGGTGTTCCGGACCGTGGTCGCGGGCTGGGTCTGGCCTCCCCGCCGCATCATGTCGGCCTGGGCGGAGAGGAACTCGGCCTGGGCCATGGCCACGAGGTCGCGGACGTTCGGGCTCTCGAAGATGATGCCCCAGTCTCCGGGCTTGTCGAGGCTGGTGGTGACGGTCTTCCAGGTGCGGCCCTTGAGCTTGAGATAGTTCGACAGCAGCCGGATATATTCGGGCAGCATGGCGTACTGCCGGATCTTGGCGTCGGCCAGGGCCATCTCCACTTCGAGGGTCGCCATGCGCTCGGTCGTGGACCAGTAGATGCCGAGCATCCAGGCCGCGAGGTTCGTCTTGGCGACGATCTGCTCCAGGACGTGCCGGAGCGGGATCTCGTACTGGAAAAGCTGGCCTTCGTGGCCGATGATGCTGATCTTCACTTCCGAGTCCGGGCCTCCGGCGGTCGTGATGTCCCCGCTCTTTCCGGCGCGCTTGGCATTGATCACGTTCTTGAGATTGTCTTCGAGCAGCACGCGGCGCTCTTCGAGCTTGCTGTCGCTGGACTTGCCCTTGTAGTGCGCGTGGAAGGCGGGGTCCCCGAACCGTTCGCCGGCGTTCTTCATGCTGTTCTGCAGGGTGACGAGGATCTGGGCGGCAAATTCCATGCTCCGGAAGACCGAGACGCCGTAGGGGTTCTGGTTCTCGTTCCCCACGCTGAAATAGATCTTGTTGTCCGGGACCAGCCGGACCTCTTCGACGCCGTTGTAGGACACGGTCTGGCCGTAGCGCGTTTCGAGGATCTGCTGGATGAGGCTGCCGGGCATGGTGTAGACCCGGCTGATGGGGTTGCCGGAGCGGATCCAGGGCTCGGCCCGGCCGGCCTTGTTCTTGCGAAACACGAGCCGCTTGCTGTCGGCCACGACGAGCCGGTCGATGTCGTCGCGGGCCCGGTTCGCCACGAACTCGGAAAGGGAGAAGCCCTGCTCGAAGGTCTCGTTCTGGGCGTTCGCCGAGAAGGCCACGAGCCCCTTTTCCATGTCGTTCACCGGGACGTTGAGATGAAAATCCTCGAGGAGCGTCACGAGGTCCATGTTCTCGCCGATGATCTTGGGCGTGCCGGTGAGATTGATGAGCCGCCTGATCGCGGCGTCGCAGATGGGGATGCCCTCGCGCAGGGCCTCGTAGAACTGGCCGTCCACGGACCGGCCGACGTAGTCAGACAGGGCGGGCATGAGGGACGACTGGGCCGCCGTCGTGATCTGCGAGCCCGACGGCAGGGCCTTGCCGGGGGCCTTTTCCGCCTGCCGCTCCCGGTCGCGCTGGCGCTGCTTTCGGACCCGGGCCTGTTCCCGCTTTCGTTTTGTATTGATTGGTGTATTGGTCATTTACAACCTCTTCCGCTCACGGGCCTTTTGCAATACTGTTTGAACTGAATGCATATGATGAGAATTCCCCGTCCATGGATGAAGACACCACAACCCAATAACACCGCCGGAAAAATGAACATAAAAGCCCAGCAGCAACTTGATGATGTCAAATAAGCTGAGACGGTATCTATCACTCGTAAGTGCCCCGGATCGCTTTATCATTAGCCTCCTTTGCGACTTTGTGGCTTTGCGCGAGAACGATTTTATTTGATTCCCGGGCTATCGTCCGGCTCAATCCAGAACGTCCAAACAGTTCCCAAAATGATGGCCTGTGACCTCAGCTTTCTCGCAAAGGCGCAAAGGGCACAAAGAGAAGCAGGAACAAAATCAATACAGGGGTCTCCAAAACGAGTTGAAACATCAACCCCTTGGAATGCCGTTTTTGGCCTCATCTCAATTTGCTCCCGCACGCGAATTGGTCTTCAGCGCCCTCGCCCGGCATGACCGCGCGAAGGGTAAGGCAGCGGTCGGCGTCTATCACATGGTCGTCCACGTCTTTGTAGATCCTCCGGTCCTGGCCTTTTCGCCAGGTATGGTTCGGGTAAAAGAGCATGATGTCCGGGTCAAAGGGATACTCGAGTTCCTGTCGCTGCATTTTGCGCACGAGGATGTCGGAGGAGATCTCCTTGGCCGTGAGCCGCAGCGGGCCGTCCTTGTGCTTGTCCATCAGTACCTCGCCGTCTTCGTCCAGTGCGTCATACCGGGCGCCGAACTGGTAGCCGGTGAGCCGGTCGACAAAGTGTTTTTTCTCGTAGCGCTCCTGGCCCTGGAGGATCTGGACCACGGCGCTGCCGGCGTTGCCGAAGTCCAGGCCCCAGCCCAGGGTGTTCTGTCCCGCGTCGTACACGTCGTCGATCGCGTCGATGGCGTCGCACTGCTGGTCGTAGGACACGCCCTTGAGCTGGATGCGGGCGATGAGCCGGTGGACCTTGCCGAAGACGAGTTTGACGTAGAGCTCCGTGGGGTCCTGGGAAAAGCCGAGGTCCCCGCCGGCGAATATGAGTCCGGGCAGGTGCGAGAAAAACGAACGTATCTCCCGCCGGATGTCGAACTCTCCCTTCGGCATGCGGCTGTCGATGAGCGTGGCGGGCTCGGGCCTGCCGGACACGTCGCCTTCCTGCCCCGCGTGACGGCGCAACTCGTAGCCGTAGATGCTGACTTCTTCCTGAGAATCGTCCACCAGTATTTTGAGGCAGCGGTATTCGGGTATATCTTTGAGTATCCGGCTGAACTGGTGCCAGGGGAAGACGCTGTTCTCCGGATCTCCCCAGTTGCCGAGCACGTTCTGCTGGTAGCCGGGGGAATCCTCGCCTCCGTAGAATTCTATGTACTCGCGCCGGCGCTTCGGGGTCCAGAAGGGCTCGGGCATCAGCTCCTTGGACCAGTGGAATTTAGTGAACGTGACGCTCTGGTTCACGATGTCGGCGTCGGCGTCCGCGTCCGGGTCTTTGCTGTCGATCTTTTTCCCGTCCGCGCGCTGGCAGAGGCGATAGAACACGCTGGACCGGTCGCCATCCGGGGTTGAATAGATGCGATGGACGCAGGACGGCTCGGCCGCGCGCCAGTATTCCTTGAAGATGTCGGGGTTCTTGAGCTTTGCGGCCTCGTCCACCATGGCGAAGGTCTCGACGTGGACGCTCCGGATGGCCTCGCCGTCATAGCCCGCGGGCACGAGATCGAGCTCGAAGCCGTTGGTCATCTCGATATGATGATAGGGATATTTGCGATGATGCTTGATGCCTCCCCGGAGCGGCGGCGATATGATCGTCTGGCGCTTGAGCCCGTCCACGATCTTGATGACGTGGCCGAACAGGGCCGCGACGATGAGGCCGCTGCCTGAATGGGAGGTATACATCTTCCAGAGGGCATAGCCGATGATCTCGCGCGTCTTGCCGACCTCGGCCCCGTCCTCGTGCAGGATGCTCGTCATTGTCCGGATGGACGGCTTCTGATAGTCCCAGAAGCGCCAGGGCTCGTTGGGATGTTTTGGATTTCTGAGAAACGCCTCGCACCAGAGCACGGGATCGTTGCAGATGCAGGCAAGCTGGAAAGCCATAAGTCCGGGAAGCGGCGGATCAGGCCGGAAGGTTTCGGTATAATAGTTGCGATGGATATTCGCGGGGAATTCATTCCTGCTGAGCTGGTGCCAGGTCCAGTCGTGTTTCTCCAGCCAGCGCTCGAAGTCCGCAGGCGGGACGATGATGCCCTTGGCAAGGTCGGTGATCTCGATCGCGTCGATGGCTTCGGCGAGTTCAGGCACTATTCATCATCCTCCTCGCTCGCG